ATAGATATTGATGATACTTTAACAGATGCACCCATTAAATTTGATGAGCCAGCATTTCAAGATGCGCTAGAAGATGAATTAGTAAAAGCAAACATCCTTCGTATAACCCCTGAAATGAAAGCAAAGATAAAAAAAGAAGGTTTGCCACTTTTTAACATGGGTGGTAAAGTTACAAAAAGCAAATCAATGGATAGACCCATAGAAGGCAACAGACGAGAAATGTAATGGCAGTAGATTATTTAAAAGATTACTTAGGCATCGACCCAGCCGACTATTCAGCCATGGAAAGAACCATTGCTAGCGTGCCGCCTGTTGGTCAATCTATTATTCCTAACATGGGCGTACCAGCAACACCACAGCCAAGAATGATTGACGCAACACCTATTCCGTTTAGTCCTATGCCCATGCAAGATTTTGGCTCACAAATAAGTGGACTAGAAGAGCAAATAAGTAAATTAATGGAACAAATGGGTGTCCTAGAGGCAGAAAAAAACGATGCACTTCAGCAACAAGATGTAATGCGAGCCGAACTAGCACAAGCTCAACAAGATGCTCTTACAGAACAAGCAAGCAAGTTTGAGGGTGTTAAATCAGGTTTAGAGCAACAAATAGCTGATTTGACCGCACAAATCGGTAGCATGCAAACACCAACAGAAACTTCTATAGGTAGACAAACTAGTGATTTAGCACCACTAGTAAGACCTCCTGTAGCTGGTGGAACAGCGTTAAAAAAAAGAAATAAACCAATACCACTAGAAGATTATGGCTTTGGTCCCGGAATAATGCCGCCATTACCTGATGATTTTGGTATGTTAGGCATGCAAAAACCACCGTCAATAGAAAGACCATTAGAGAGACTGCCATCAGGACCTAGAAGACAAGATTTTATGTCAATAAACAGATTAGGTAGAGACGCTATGGATATTCCACAACCAATGCCCAGTCCTGTAGCGCCCATACCACCTGCAATACCACCCATGACTCCACCCATGACACCAAGGCCTAGACCAAGACCTGTTCCTGTGCCACAACCCATGATTCCTAGTATGCCTATGCCACAACCTATGGCACCCACAATAAGACCTGACATGACTATGATGGGCGGTGCAAGAGGCGGATTTGCAGGCGCTATGCGACCAATGATGATGCGAGCAGGTGGTGGCGGTATCTCAAAAGCTATAGTAGATTTACAAAGCAGACTTAGATAATGGCTGAGTTTCTTAACGGTTGGGGTCGAGGAACATGGGGTCAGCTTGGTTACGGTGAAGGTGCTGTACCACTTAATATAACGGCTCCTGCTGCAGGTACAACAGGAACACCGGTTGTAGCGGTAAATGCACAAGCTGTAGCAACAGTTGGAGGTGTCACTGCATCTTTAGGCTCTGTTAGCGTAGTTATTCAAGCTGATGCTAATGTAACTCCTGCAACTCAATTAGCTGCAGCAAATTTAGGTACAGCCACAACAACTTCAGTAAATAATATTTCTGTAGATGGTTTAGCTAGTACATCAGCTTTAGGTACAACAACCTTATCAACAAACAATAATTTATCTATTTTTGGACAAGATGGAGAAGCACGTTTAGGTAATACTTCGCTTGTAACCAATAACAACATAACAATATCTGGTTTTAGTAGCACCTCGGCAGTAGGCTCTGTCATTACTAGGTCATCGAATAGCGTTAGTATTAGTGGATTAGCAGCAACAAGCTCACTTGGAAGTGTAACCACTGATGCAGAAGCTAATATTGTTTTAGCACTTGACGGTGCAACAGCTAACGTCGGCGTTGTGGCTGTTTGGGGTTTAATAGATGATTCACAAACACCTAATTGGAAAGAGGTAGCTTAACTTTTGCAAAAAAACAACTTATAATAAATTTCAACGGAGACAAACATGGCAACTTATGTAAATGATTTGAGACTAAAAGAAATCGCAACAGGTGATGAGGCTGGTACTTGGGGAACAAGTACAAACACTAATTTAGAATTAATTGCTGAAGCTTTTAGTTTTGGCACAGAATCCATAACTACAAACGCTGACACGCACACAACAACCATAGCAGATGGCTCAACTGACCCGGGTAGGTCAATATTTTTAAAATACACAGGTACACTTGATTCAGCTTGTACTATTACTCTAGGTCCAAACACGGTATCAAAACTTTGGTTTATTGAAAACGCAACCACAGGCTCACAAAATATTATTATTTCTCAGGGCAGTGGTGCTAATGTCACCATTCCTCCCGGAGATGTAAAAGTAGTTTATTCAGACGGAGCAGGTTCAGGAGCAGCAATAGTTGATGCTTTTGCTAGTCTTAATGTTGTAGATTTAAAAGTAGAGGATGATTTAACGGTTACAGATGATTTAATTGTAAATGGTGATATTGACTTAGAAGGCAACATGGATGTCAATGGTACTCTTGAAACAGATGCTATTTCTATTAATGGAACTACAGTCACATCTACCGCAGCAGAACTTAATATTCTTGACGGTGTTACTTCTACAGCAACAGAGCTTAATATTTTAGACGGTGTCACTAGTACAACAGCAGAATTAAATATTTTAGATGGTGTTACTAGTACAACAGCAGAGCTTAATATTCTCGATGGTGTTACTAGCACCGCAGCAGAACTTAACATTTTAGACGGAGTAACAGCTACCGCAACAGAACTTAATTATAGTGATGGAGTAACTTCCAATATACAAACTCAACTCAATACAAAAACCTCAACAGGTAAAGCCATTGCCATGGCTATAGTATTCGGATAATTTAGGAGAAAAATATGGCATCAGTAAATATAGTAAATGTAACATCCATTTTACCATTCACAATAAATGGTGCAGTTACAACTTCTAATCAGGACATTATAGATGTAGCTTCTGATAAATTATATAAAATAAACACAATATTAATTGCAAATGTAGATGGTACAAACGCAGCAGATATAAGTGTTTCAATATCAACTGATAATGGCAGCACATCTCGTGCTATAGCTTCAACTATTTCAGTACCAGCAGACTCAACATTATCTTTATTATCTACTACTGTTTATTTAGATGAAACAGATATATTAAAAATAGTTGGTAGTGCTAATAGTGATTTAGAATATACAGTTTCTGGTGAAATCTTAGATGATGCGTAAGGAGTTAAAAGATGGCTCACTTTGCAGAACTTGATAGCAATAACAAAGTAATACAAGTAGTTGTAGTATCTAATGATGATATTAGTGCTAATGGTGGTGACTACTCATCTGAAGCTGAAACTTATGTTTCTAATTTAATACCACATTCTGAACACGGTGTTGCATGGAAACAAACTTCCTATAACAATAATCAACGCAAACAATATGCAGGTATAGGTCTTATTTACGATCCAGTAAAAGATAAATTTATTTTGCCACAACCTTTTAACTCTTGGACGTTAGATTCTAATGATGATTGGCAAGCACCTGTAACTTATCCTAATGTAGATGAAGTTGACTCTAACCCTGTTTCAATAACTTGGTATGAACCTAATCAAGAATGGATAGGTAAAACTTATACAGGTGTGCATTTACAAACAGAAACAGACTATGTGTGGAATGCAAGTAGTCTTGAATGGAATGAGGTTTAATTATGTCAGATGGTAACGGTGGAATTATTGGTCCAGATAATGATCCAACAACAAGCACTCAAAGTGCAGTAATAACTACTTTTAATTCTAGTGGTACTTTAACCACAGCAACACATACAACATCCTTACAATATTTAATTATTGCAGGTGGTGGAGGTGGTGGAGGTCACCCTGAAGCTCCAACATTTACTGTAGGCTCTAGAGGTGGAGATTCTTCTATAGCAGGAACTCCTATTACAACTGTAACCTCAACTGGAGGAGGTGGTGGTGATACAGGTTATTTTGTACCTAATCCTGGAACACAACCTGGAGGTTCTGGTGGTGGCGGAGGTCGTTATGCTACTGGTAGTGGTACTGCAGGTCAAGGATATGATGGAGGTGCTGGTAGAAGAGCAGCACATGGAGGCACAGACCTTTCTGGTGGTGGAGGTGGTGCAGGTGCTGTAGGACAAGATAATGTACCTCATCATGGTCAACCAGCAGGAGCTAAAAGTGGAGATGGTGGTGACGGAGTTTCATCATCAATAACAGGCTCAGCCGTAACTAGAGGTGGCGGTGGCGGTGGTTCAAGTGTATATTTTGCTGTTACTCCAACAGGGTCAGGAGGTTCTGGTGGTGGTGGTAATGGTGGAAATCCAGGAAATACTGTTTCTGGTGGAACTGCTAATACAGGTGGTGGTGGAGGTGGTTGGACTACTACTGCTACTAATTTCCAAAACTTCGGAGGTGGGGGAGGAGCTGGTGGTTATAGATGTTCTGTTCCAGGAGAAAGCTCTGGTGGTGGTGCCTCGGCTGAATCTGCACTTACCGTTGTGGGTGCAACAAACTATACAATCACCGTAGGAGCAGGAGGAGCAGGAGCAGCAAGTCCAGCAAGTACAAATGGTGGTTCTGGAGTAGTTATCACCAAAGAACCTGAAGTAAGTTTTGTTTCTGGAGCATCTGGAGTCTGGAGTTTAGACGAAGTTTACGACTTCGTAAAAGCTGGTACCTGGACAAATTAATTACACTATAAAAAATGAATCTTAAATGGTACTACTGGTATTTTAAATCAGCCATACCAGAAAGAATATGTGATGAAATAGTAAAATACGGTAAAGAGCAGGATAAACAAATAGCTATAACAGGCAATTCTCAATCAGAAAATCTTAGCAAAGTAGAACTTAAAAATATACAAAAGAAACGTAAATCCGATGTTGTTTGGATGTCTGATAGATGGATATATAATGAAATACAACCTTATGTACGTCAAGCAAACGCACTTGCTGAATGGAATTTTGAATGGGATTTTAGTGAAGCTTGTCAATTTACTGAGTACAAAAAAGATCAATTTTATGACTGGCATTGTGATTCGTATGAAGAACCTTATAACCAACCAGATAATCAAAACGTACACGGCAAATTAAGAAAACTCAGTATGACTATATCACTTACTGACCCTGAAGAATATGAGGGTGGTGATTTAGAGTTTGATTTTAGAGATACTGATAAAGGTTCACAACCAAGAATATGTGAAGAAATAAGAAAGAAAGGCAGTGTAATCGTTTTTCCTTCTTTTGTTTGGCACAGAGTTACACCTGTAACTAAAGGAACACGACACTCTTTAGTGTGTTGGAATTTAGGATACCCTTTTAAATGATTACTGAATTAAAAAACCCTTTAACAGAAGACTACAAAAATTTAAAAAACCTAGTTACAGGAAATAATTTTCCTTGGCACTATCTTGAAAAAACTGTACCTACAGCAGATGGAGATGATATGAGTATGTTTTACCATTGTCTTTTAGGTAGACCTGCACATGAGATAAATGGAGAAAAAGTGCCTGCTTTGCCTAGAAGTGCCTCTAGTTATTTTGAATATTGTTATTTTATTTTTAAAGATATATTAGATTTTAATAATATAGATTTTGAAGTCATGTATCGTATGAATATAAATTTAACATTACACAGTAAGTTAAAAGAAAGCATACCTCATGTAGATACAAGTTTACAACATAAAGTTGTAATTGTTTACTTAAATGAATTTACAAAAGGTAGAACAGTAGTTTTAGGGGAAGATGAACAAAAATTTTATTCAAATCCAAAAGAAGATAATGTAATTATGTTTGACGGTAAATTGACACATTATCAAGAATGTCCAGATATAGATGAAAAAAGAATAGTTATGGTTGTAAACTTTCAATGAGTTTTAAAAAAGATAATTATCAAATAATTAAAGGTGCTATATCAAAAGAATTAGCAGATTTTTGTTATCAATATTTTTTAAATAAAAAAGCTGTGGCTAGATATTTATTTGATGAAAAATACATATCACAGTTTACCGAATACTTTGGAGTTTGGAATGACTCACAAGTGCCTGAAACTTATTCACATTACTCAGATATAGTTATGGAAACTTTACTACAAAAAGTTAAACCTATTATGGAAAAAGAGTCTGGTATAAAGTTAATTGAAACTTATTCATACGCTAGAATTTATAAAAAAGATGATGAGCTTAAAAAACACAAAGATAGATATTCTTGTGAAATATCTTCTACTATGAATCTTGGTGGGGATGAATGGTCAATATACTTAGAACCTGATATTAAAGTAGATTTAAATCCAGGAGATATGCTAATGTATCGCGGTTGTGAGTTAGAACATTGGAGAGAAAAGTTTGAAGGTAAAAATTGTGGACAGGTGTTTTTACACTACAATGATGCAAGTGGTGAAGATGCTGAACAAAATAAATACGATAGTAGACCTATGATTGGATTGCCTTCTTTTTTCAAAAAAGGAACTTTATAGGCGACTAGACGTTTTTATACTATAATAATCTTAAGTCTGTAAATGCAGACTCAATTAAAGGAGAAACTAAATGACAATACTAAATATATTTTCATGGGTGACAACTATAATAGCCATTGCATCATTTGTTGCAGCTATCACACCAACACCACAAGGTAATTGGTGGTTATCAAAACTTTATAAAGTTATTGATTGGTGTGCTTTAAATGTTTTAAAGGCTAAGGATAAATAATATGAAAAATTTAATTGTATTATTAGGTGCTGTGTTTATAACATCATGTGCTACGGTAGGTGCTGTTATAGAGGGCGGTAAAGATTTAACTACCAGCGTTATTGATTCAACTGTAAAAACAGCGGGGAATATAACCACATCAGCTTTAGAAGATGCAGGCTCTGTAGTAGATACAGTCAGTGATTCAGTTACTAATGTAATTGAAACCGTAGTCGAAAATGTAGATGAACAAACTGATGAAATACAAAACGCTACAGATAGTGAGGATGTAAAATGAGTTTTTTTAAAAGATTGTGGGGTAATCTTACTGGTACAGAAGAAGTAAAAGTAAGAGCTAGAACTAAAAAAGGCAAGTTTGTAGCTGATGATAAATCTACACCAGATGTCAATGAAGCTTGGACTACTAAAAGAGTTAAAAAAACATCTAAAAAATAATGGCTAAATCACCAGACGCTTTTGTTTACAACGCTACGTTAGAACGTATAGTGGATGGTGATACTTTTGATTGTTGTTTAGATTTAGGTTTTGATGTAAAACTACATAAACAACGTGTTAGGTTAGCTGGTATTGATACACCAGAAAGCAGAACTAGGGATTTAGCTGAAAAGAAATTAGGTCTTGCTGCTAAAGAAAGACTTAAAGAACTTTGTATAGGGAGTATAAAAGTAAAATCACTAGGCAAAGGTAAATATGGTCGTATATTAGGCATACCTTACACAGAAGATGGCAATGATATTTGTCAAATGTTAATTGATGAAGGGCATGCAGTTGAGTATCACGGAGGAACTAAAACTAAAGTTTGGGGTGATTATTGATGGAATCAGCCGTCACTGTTATACAAGAGGTTGGATTCCCCATAGCTGCAGCTTTAGGTTTAGGTTGGTTTATATATAAACTTATCATGCGTATAGTTGACGGTATGGAAACCAAGCTAGATACCGTTGACGAAAAAGTTGAAGGTCAAATAGCACAAATAGAAGAAAGGCTAGGCACTAAACTTGATAGTCAGCACGGTATTCTAGTAGCGTTGATAGATAGAGTACGTAGTTTAGATAATGAAATTATTAGGCAAGATACACTTATCAAGACTATACTAGGTGTACCACAATTAATAGATAGTAATAAAATAGCGAAGGCGGATAGAGATGATCAGAGAAAAGATTGACAATAATATTTGGATATATAGAATCGCAGGACTGCTTTGTGTTTTGTTTTTTCTTTTAATATTAACTAACCCTTTATGGGCAGATACGATAACTTTTAAATTTAAAAATCCTAGTTTTAGTGGTATAAATACTAGTTCACATTACTTGACGATTGAGAACCAAGAATTTAACCGTAAAGAAGCACTCAAAGCAGAAATAAAAGCTTTACAAGATGAAATAGAAAGGGATAAAGAAAATACAACACTCGCTCGTTTTATTAGGAATTTAGAGAGTCGTATATATGCTCAACTTTCGAGACAGCTAGTAGAGAATTTATTTGGTGAAACACCTAGCACAGAAGGCACTTTAAGTTTAGAGGGGAACACTATTGAATATAGTGTAGTAGACGGAATAATAACTTTAACAATAACCGATAGTGATGGCAATGTTACGACTATATCTCTACCCATTGGTAATTTTACTTTCTAGTTGTAGCATAAACCCTATAGATAGTAGTCTTACCAACGCAGAAACTTTACCTAGTATTTTAAAGGCACAGTCTATTGAGCTTTTAAATATAGCACAGCCTAAAGTGCCTATAGTAGTAGCAGTTTACCCTAATAGTTTTACAGACCAAACAGGACAACGTAAAAGCAATAGTGAGTTCGCTTTATTTAGCACAGCTTTAACCCAAGCCCCTAATCATTTACTTATACGTTCATTAAAAAACGCCTCTAATGGTAAATTTTTTAGAGTTGCTGAAAGAGTTGGGCTTGATAATCTAACTAAGGAAAGACAACTTATACGTTCAGCTAGAGAGCAAAATGAAGATAAAGATGGAGCTAAACCTCTTATGCCTTTATTATTTGCTGGTGTTTTAGTAGAGGGTGCTGTTATAGGTTATGACACTAATACTAAAAGCGGTGGTATAGGAGCTAGATATTTAGGTATAGGCACCAGTAAACTGTACCGTATAGATAATATTACGATATCATTACGTATGGTTAGCGTGGCTACGGGCGAAGTTCTTATAGACGTACTAGTTAGTAAAGAGATATATAGTTATGGTCAATCTCAAGACGTATTTAGATTTATAGAAGTAGGTACAGAGTTAGTAGAAATAGAGATGGGTGATACTGAAAATGAAATTACTACACTAGCACTTTTAAGAGCTATAGAGACAGGAGTTTTAGAAATCATAAAAATAGGTTATGATAAAGGTTTCTGGGAGGAAAAATATGAAACAATCGATATTGATAAGCCTGATTGTGATGTTGACTGCGTCGACGACATACGGGGCTGATAATGAAATATATGTTGATCAGAGTGGAGCAACAGCTAATATAGATTTAGAACAATTAGGTTCTGGGAATATAATAGGTGGATTAAATTCTGCAGCAGGTAGTTTAACTGCTTTAGACTTAGATGGGTTAAGTTTAACACTTGATATAAATCAATTAGGTGACACTAACAAATTTCTTGGTGATATATTAGGAGATACTATTACAGGCTTTTTTGAGTTTGACGGTGATAGTAATACTTTTACTATACAGGGCGACCCTACTGATACTTACGGTATAGATAGTTCAGATTATAACGTTGATGTTACAGGTAGTACTAACACCTTTACTTTAGATCACGGTACTAGTGCTCTTGCTGCTACGTTAGATTTAGATTGGGTTGTCAACGGTGACGGTAATACTTTTGATTTTGATATAAATTATGACGGTGCTACTAACTATGTAGATGTTGACGGTGATAGTAATACTTTAAACTTTACAGGCTCTGGTTATGCTGGTGGTTACTTTTATTTAGATCAAACTGGTAATAGTAGAACTTTTAATATTACACAATCGAGTACACAAGATAATGACTGGCTCAAAATTATTTCTAACGGTAGTAACGGTACTGTTTGCGTCATTCAAAACGACCAAGGTACAGGCACAAGCTGTTGATATAGGTGATATTTCTGAGCTAAACGGCTCTGCTCAAATAGTAAGAGATAAACCTTACGACGCTAATTTAAAATTTGCTGTACAAAGCAATGATGAGGCTATTACTACTAACGGCAGAATGGCTATCACCTTTCTTGATAAGTCAATAGTAAGGCTCACCGAACACTCACAACTTCTTATAGATGAGTATATCTATGACCCTGACCCCAGTAAAGCCAAAATGGCTCTTACTTTTGGTTTGGGTACAGCTAGGTTTATCACTGGTAATCTAAACCGTATAGATAAACAAAACATACAACTTAAAACACCCACAGCAAACATAGCCATACGTGGTACAGATTTTACAGCTACTGTTGATGAGTTAGGTAGAAGTTTGATAATACTTCTCCCAGACGCTCTAGGACTCTCCAGCGGTGAAATAGAAGTAGTTACGGCTATGGGTACAGTTATACTCAATAAGCCTTATGAAGCTACTACGGTTAATGTGTTTGAATCTGCACCTACTAAACCAGTAATTTTAGATTTAACTTTAGATATTATAGATAATATGTTAATTGTTACACCACCTAAAGAGGAACAAGTAATAACAGAAGAATCAAGTACAGTCAATGCTAATAACTTTTTAGATTTCAATGACCTAGATATAGATTATTTAGCAGAAGATTTTTTAGATGAATCTAGTTTAGAGTTTACAGAGCTAGACATAAATTATTTAGATGTTAATTTTTTAGAAGATTTACTTAAAGTTGTCGATGCCCTAGCAGTAGATCAAGATGAGGAACAACTTGCACAAACTACTGTTACTAGGGTTACTGGAACTAATTTTGGACAGGATAATGAAACACAAATAACTACATTTATACAGGACAGTGTTATAACTCTACAAAGAAAAGTAAGTGAAAGTGTAAGATTAGATCTTCAAACTGATAATGCTTACACAGTTATTTTTATACAAGATGGTGTATCAAACACGGTAAAAATCAACGGTGGCGGTGATTCAGTAATAACCATAAAACAAAGCGATTGATATGAAAAAAATTATACTACCTATAATAATCTTATTGAGCTTACCGTTAATATTTCAAACTACACCAACAGAAATATTAAAGTTAAAAACTTTTGACTATTTAATAAAAACCCCTGAGCCTAGTGGTAATTTTACTATATTAAATATAACTGAAGAAGATATAGAACGTGAGGGAGGATACCCTTTACCTAGAGAGAGATTAGCAGATATTCAGCTTGAAATATTAGGGAAAGGTGCTTTAGGTGTAGGTTGGGTAATAAGTTTTCCTCAAGCCGATAGATTAGGTGGTGACTCTAGGTTTGCTGCGAGTTTAGGGTATGCTCCTAGTGTATTAGCTACTTTTGAAACTCCTAATAATATTTACCCTAAAACCACAGGCACAGTTATAAAAGGTTCAGACGTAAGTGGCATATCAGTTAGTGGAGTAAAAGAAAATTATAAAGCATACGATAATATTTTACAGGGCATGGCTATAGCTCCCGTAGAAGTTGATCAATTAGTTAGGAAGATTCCCCTGTTGTTTAAAACGCCTGATGGTTGGTCAGCTTCTTTTGGGACGCAGGTTCTAAAAACTCTTACTAATACGCCTACGTACATAATAACCACTAACGAAAATGGCATACAAGAGATAGCAGTCAGGGGGCTACCACCAGTTAAAACAGACAGTTTAGGTCGTAAGTGGATAAGCTGGGTAAAAACAGAAGAAACTGATTTACAAGAAATGAACGTAAATGGTAAGTTTGTATTCGTAGGTGTAACGGCTAACGGTGTGATGCCACAAGTAGCTACGCCTGTTGGTTTACTTGAGCCTCATAAAATACAAGCAGCACTCGCTGAAAGTATATTAATACAAAACAGTCCTTATATACCTGATTGGGCGTTAGCTGTAGAACTATTAACTTTAATAGTAACAGTAACGTTAGTATGGCTTTTATTATTTTATTTAGGTATAACGTGGGGTTTAGTTTCTGGAGTCCTTACAGCGTCTGTAACGGCTTTAGGCGGGTATTATTTAATTAGTAAAGGTATGCTTATAGACGTTACTTGGGCACTTATAAGTCAGTTCATAGTAGGGGCTACAGCTTTTTACCTAAGATTTAGAGAACAATATAAACTGCGTTTACTTATTAAAAAACAGTTTGAACATTACCTTGATCCACGACAAGTAAAATTATTACAAAATAATCCTAGTTTATTAAAATTAGGTGGTGAAAAAAGAGTTTGTACTTTTTTATTTACAGACGTTAGAGGTTTTACAAGTTTATCAGAAAAACTAGAACCAGAACAAGTTACAGAAATTATGAATAAAGCTTTAACTATACAATCAAATGCTGTAAAAGAGTATGGTGGTATGGTAGATAAATATATTGGTGACGCTATGATGGCCATATTCAATGCACCTATAGACCTACCAGACCATGAGAATAGAGCTATTAAAACTGCTATAAAGATAATAAAAGATATGGAAAAAGCTGATATAGGTGTAGCTATAGGTATAGGAATTAACACTGGAGAAGCGGTGATAGGTAACATGGGAAGCGACACAAGATTTGATTACAGTGCTATAGGTGACGCTGTTAACACTGCTGCTAGACTTGAGTCAGCGACTAAAGAAGTAGGTGTTGATTTAATAATAGGAGAAAATACTAAAAAAAGTTGTAATTTTAAGTTAAAATTATTAAAACCAATCAAAGTTAAAGGTAAAAAAGAATCTTTGACGATATACACGGTGTGAATATGAAGAAAAGATTAAGTGTTCAAGATGTAGCTGCAGACCTTGCAGTATCTAAAAAAGAAAACGCAGAACGTTGGAAAACTGCTTTCAATGAGTTTGCTGATATTAAACAAGAAATAACCTCTATAAACAGTACTATAAAAATGGCTACGTTCGGCGTATTTAGTTTTATAGGTGCATTAACGATAGCGGTAGTAACTACGGTGATTATATGAAAGGACTATTAAAAAATATAGTAGGAGCAGTAGCTCCAACATTAGGAACAGCTTTAGGTGGTCCTATGGGTGGCATGGCTGCGAATATGATATCAGAAGTATTAGGCGTACCTAATGATCAAAAATCGATACAAAAAGCCATAGAAAATGCTACTCCAGAACAAATGTTAGAACTTAAAAAAGCAGAGCAACAGTTTGAAATACAAATGAAAGAACTTGACGTTGATGTATTTAAGTTAGAAGTAGCAGATAAACAAAATGCTAGAGGTATGTTTAGTAAAGACTGGACTGCAAGAATTATAGGTTTATTTACTATAGGTGGTTTTTTAGGTTATATATTTCTAGTGACTTTACAACCACCAGAGCAAAACAGTGAGGCACTTATAAACTTAGTGCTTGGGTATTTAGGAGGATTAGCGAGTGCAATTATTTCGTTCTATTTTGGAGCGTCTCATACTAACGATAAAGGGGAGTAATATGAAAATATCACAAGAGGGTTTATCCCTTATTAAAAAATTTGAGGGTTGTGAGCTTGAAGCTTATAAATGTGCGGCAGGTGTATGGACAATAGGCTACGGCTCAACTAAAGGTGTAAAAGAGGGTGATACTATTACCCAAGAAGAAGCTGATGAATTATTATTACACGAAATGGAAGAGTATGAAGGCTACATAAATGACTTGGTTGAAAAAAATTTAAAACAAAACGAATTTGATGCTATGGTTTCATGGGTATTTAATCTTGGACCAGCTAATTTAAAAAGCTCAACTTTACTAAAAGTGTTAAATAGTTCACATCCAGATTGGAATGATGTACCAGCACAAATAAAAAGATGGAATAAAGCTGGTGGGAAAGTTTTACAAGGTTTAATACGCAGACGTGAAGCTGAGGCTTTATTGTTTGAAGGTAAGGAGTGGCACGAGGTTTAATATGCCGTTAAATAAATTTGTATTTAAACCAGGAATAATGCGTGAAGGCACAGCTTATGATAACGAAGGTGGTTGGTTTGATACTAATTTAGTAAGGTTTAACGCTGGCAGACCAGAAAAAATAGGTGGTTGGCGTAAAGATAATCAAAACAGTTTTTTAGGTACTTGTCGTGCTTTACACTCTTGGGTAGCTTTAAACGGTAGTAAGTTTCTAGGTTTAGGTACGCATTTAAAATACTATATAAACGAAGGAGACAACTTTAATGATGTTACCCCCATACGAGCCACGACTACTAATGGTATTACTTTTTCTGCTACTAATGGTAGCTCTACTATAACCGCAACCGACTCTAGTCATGGAGCGGTACTAGGTGATTTTGTCACTATAAGCGGAGCGGTTAGTTTAGGTGGCAATATTACTGCTGCTGTCTTAAATCAAGAATATCAAATAACTAGTGTTCCTAGTGTCAATACATACACATTTACTGCTAAAGATACTAGTGGCAATACAGCTACTGCTAATGCTAGTGATAGCGGAAACGGTGGTAGCGGAGTAGATGGTGCATATCAAATTAACGTAGGGTTAGACACATACGTTCAATCAACAGGTTGGGGCGGTGATAGTTGGAGTGCGGGAACATGGGGTGCAACTGCTGCTTTATCTGACACTAATCAATTACGTTTGTGGTCACATGATCATTTTGGTGAAGACTTACTTATGGCTGTACGTAACGGGGCTATTTATTATCACGACACTAGTGATGGATTAACCGTTAGAGCTGAAGCACTCACTGCACAAACTGGTGCTAACTTAGTACCTACTAAATGTTTAGGTATCACAGTATCAGAAACTGACAGACATATAATAGTTTTAGGTGCTGATCCTATATCAGGAACTAGTAGAACTGGTACTATTGACCCTATGCTTATAGCTTTTGGTGATCAAGAAAGTTTGTTAGAGTTTGAGCCTAAAGAAACTAATACTGCTGGTAGTTTAAGATTATCAGAAGGTAGTTTAATTATAGGTTCAGTAAAAGCAAGACAAGAAACTTTAATTTGGACTGATACAGCGTTATACAGTATGCAGTTTATAGGACCGCCATTTACATTTGGTGTAAATTTAATAAATAATAATACTGGGCTTATTTCACCTAACGGGGCTGTTACTTCACCTAACGGTGTTTACTGGATGGGGTATGATAATTTTTACGTTTATAACGGTAGTGTACAAAAAGTGCCTTGTAGCGTGTTAAGTTATGTATTTGATGATATTAACTCAAATCAAGCTTTTAAAATATGTGCGTTTACTAATAATGCACATGATGAAGTAGGTTGGTTTTATCCCTCCGCTAACTCAGGTGAACTTGATAGATACGTTATTTATGACTATAACGATAATGTTTGGACTTACGGTCAGTTAAGCAGAACGGCATGGATTGATGAAGGTACGGTTGATTACCCTAGAGCTACAAGCAGTAATTACTTATATGAACATGAGTTTGGTTATAACGATGACGGCAACCCTATGACTAACGTGTTCATTGAAAGTAGTGATTTTGATATAGGAGACGGTGAACAGTTTGCCTTAGTCAATAGAATAGTACCAGACGTAAAGTTTTTAAATAATAGTGATGGCGGTAAAGTAAACGTAGTTTTAAAAACTAGAAATTTCCCTGGAGATACATTGACTACTAATAGTACTAATGCGGTAGGTAGTACAACACAACAAGCGCATGTAAGAGCTAGAGCTAGGCAAGTAGTTTTAAGACTTGAATCTGACGATGATGATACTGAAGCAAACAATGATACTGGGTGGAGACTTGGTGCTACTAGACTTGATACAAGGAGTGACGGCAGAAGATGAGCAGGCTTTTAGCTACTAGACTTCCTATATCAATGGGTACTGAAGTTACCCCTGATATTTATAATAGATTAGTAAGGATATTAGAAATAAATTTAGGCACGTTTGACCCAGATAATACTAGACAAATAACCACAGAAGAACGAGACACACTTAAATTTAACGTAGGTAGTTTAATTTGGAATACAGACGTAGAAGTATTACAAGTATGGACTGGTTACAAGTGGTTAGACATTGGACAAAGGCTAATAGACCGTGGATACGAGGCTACAGCGAGTGTAGGTAAGGTTACGGTAGCTTTAGACGGTGCAACTTCTATAGAAGTAGGCGTAAATAATTAAACATATGAGCTGTTTATAACCTATACAGCTCATGAACTTGTATATATAATAGATTTATGGGCGGATTAAAGAGCGCATTTAAGAGTATAAAAAGGTTCGTTAAAAAGAACACGAAAGAGATCGCCACAATAGCAGGGTTGTTTATTCCTGGAGTTGGTCCAGCGTTAGGTGCAGGTATAGGTAGAGGCATAGGTGGTTTAGCTGAAGGAGAAGACTTAGGCGAAGCAGCGATGGCGGGTGCACAAATATTTGCTGGCGGTAAAATGTTAGGTGGTGCTGGTTTTGGTTTTAATCCTGAAGGTGTAGGTTTTAGCGGTAAGTTTATGTCAGGTACTCCTGGAATGGAAGGTTTATATGGCGTGGACCGTGGTTTAGGTAGTGGCGGTTTAGGTGATTTCTTTACTAATATAGGTGCTAATGCACGTAATCCCTTTCTACCAGAAGGTAGCAAACTAGAACTTACTGGTATAGGTGACTCATTTAAAGAATTAAACATGTTACAAAAAGCGGGTGCTGGTCTTATAGGTACTAGTGCGTTAAACAGTATGACTGGTGGTTTCGGTGATGATGAAGAAGTTACTATGCCTGGACCAATAGACCAAACAGGATATTTAACTGCGGGTTTAACTCCTGCACAACTTAGTAGCGTTTACGGTACAGGTACAGGTATATCAGGTACTATGCCTAGTTTAAGTTCAGCCTACGCATACGACCCAGTAAATTCTACCATAGCCGAACTACTTAGACAAACACAAGAAAACGAGCTCGACTTCCCTGAGTTCGCTAGAGTTAATGTAAAAGAAGGTGGTATAGCGAGGTTGGCTGATGGCGGTGAATTACCAGAAATAGATTTAACAGAAACGGGTGGTGAAACTAGTGACCCTGAAGGCTCAGGCGATGAAGATACTATACCCGCATTATTAGCAGACGGTGAGTTCGTAATGACTAAACAAGCCGTAAAAGGAATAGGTAACGGTGACCATGACGCAGGTATAGCTCAACTATACGCAATGATGGACATGAATGAAAACAAAGCTCAAAATATGGGTTTAGGTAGGGCATAATGGCAGAACAAACTACAGGACGTACCGAGAGTTTACCTCCGCAGTATTATCAAGACTTAATGAGGGGAATCCCAGGAGCTAATATTCCTGGCATAATGCCTTTATTAAATCAAAACTTAGTAAATCAACTACAAAGTATGGGCGTTCCTGGTGGTACGCCTTACACTTATCAAGGTCAAAGGATAGCAGACTTTACCCCCGCTGAACGTATGGGTATGCGTATGGCTGGGGAAAACGTAGGTTCGTATCAACCGTTTTTTGATGAAGCAGCAGGTTTAGCTAGGCAAGGTCTCAGTGACGCTAGAGGTAGTGCTTTAGAAGGTCAAGATTTTTTACGTCAAGGTGCATTATCAGGTGCAGCGGGTATAGGCGAAGCACAAAATTTACTTAGAGGTGTGCCAGGATTAGCCAGAGATGCCACGTTTGAAGGTTTAGGCGGTATACGTGCGGGTCAAGGTACACTAGGTCAAGCTACAGATATACTAGGCGG